AGATAAAGCTTTAACAGCAGCAGCTAAGACAGCAAAGAAGCCAACTAAAAAAGCGTAATGGCTAGAACTGCAGCATGGCAGAGAAAAGAAGGAAAATCTAAATCAGGTGGACTTAATGCTAAAGGTGTTGCATCTTACAGAGCAGCTAATCCAGGATCAAAACTTAAAACAGCAGTCACAACTAAACCTTCTAAATTAAAAGCAGGTTCTAAAGACGCTAATCGTAGAAAATCATTTTGTGCTAGAATGACTGGTATGAGAAAGAGACAAAAACCAAGCAACAATACAGGTGATGATAGATTATCTAAATCACTTAGAAAGTGGAATTGTTAATGAGTCCAGAAACAGTAATTTATAAACTGCAAAGAGGAATAGAACTACAATTAGAAAATTTGACCAATGTTGTAACAACGGGAGTTGACAGCATGGAAAAATATAGATATATATTAGGACAAATAAATGCATTGGAATCAGTGCGTCAGGAGCTTTCTAGCCTGCTTAACTCAGAGGAGAAAAATGAAGGAACAGTCATCGATATTGGGGACCACAAGCCCAAAGATAACACTACCAAATAAAGACTTAGTTGGTGTAAAAAAATCAGAAGAAAAAAAAGAAGTTACAAAAGAAACAACAAAATTACCTAAACCTACTGGTTGGAGAATGCTAGTTTTACCATTTAGAATGGATGAAAAAACTAAAGGCGGAATCTTACTAGGAGGTGAAACTATAGACCGACAACAAGTTGCATCGCAATGCGGAAGTGTACTTGCGATGGGAGATGCTTGTTATAGGGATAAAGAGAGATATCCAAACGGTCCGTGGTGCGCGGTTGGTGATTGGGTGGTCTTTGCACGTTATGCAGGATCACGTATAGAAATTGAAGGTGGAGAGGTTCGTCTTTTAAATGAAGATGAAATTTTAGCAACTGTACAGGATCCAACAGATATCCTGCACAAATATTAACCATAGGAAGGAAACTATGCCAGAGGAAAATAAAATAAAACAAGAAAACCCAAAAGTAGATTTAGATACTTCAGGACCTGAAGTCGATGTAACTTTACCAGAGGAAGTAAAAGAAGAAGAAGTAGTAGAAACCAAGGAAGATGAAACAGTAAAAGAAGTTAAAGAAGAAGAAGTAAAAGAAGAACCAGTTAAAGAAGATGATTCTAAGTTAGAGGAATACAGTAAAGGTGTTCAATCACGTATTGCTAAACTCACAAGAAAAATGAGAGAAGCAGAACGTAGAGAAGGTGCTGCTGTTGAATATGCTCAAGCTTTAGAATCTCAAAGAAAAGAAGATCAGTCTCGATTTAAAAAAATGGATACTGATTATTGGTCTAGATTTGAGAAAAATGTAAAAACAGGAATGGAGTCTGCTCAAAAAGAATTAGCAGGCGCTATTGAATCTGGAGATGCAGCAGCTCAAGTTGAAGCTAATAAACGGATTGCAACATTAGCCTTTGATAATGCTAAATTAGAGCAAGCCAAAGCAAATAAACCAGTTGAACAGGAACCTGTACAACTATCAGACGGTGGAAGATTACCACAGCAAACTCCGCAAAGTTTACCGGAACCTGATCCTCAAGCAGAAGCTTGGGCTAGTAAAAACACATGGTTTGGCAAAGATCGAGCCATGACCTTTACTGCCTTTGAAATTCACAAGGATCTTGTAAATGAAGGATTTGACCCTAAATCGGATAATTATTATTCTGAAGTTAATAAAAGAATAAAAGTTGACTTCCCGCATAAATTTGCTATAGGTGGTGATGTAGAGCAAACGTCCAAGACCAATCAGTTGGTTGCTTCAGCTCAGAGAAGTGTAAGACCTGGACGCACAACTGTGAGACTCACATCTTCACAGGTAGCAATAGCTAAAAAATTAGGTGTGCCACTCGAAGAGTATGCAAAACAAATAAAACTCACGGAAGGAGCATAAGCATATGAAAAAAGAAACAAAAGAAACTTCTCGTGCGAGCCAAACACGGTCAAATACTGAAAGACCAAAAGTGTGGGCTCCTCCATCTTCTCTAGATGCACCCCCTGCACCTGATGGATTCAGGCACAGATGGATACGGGCAGAGAGTTTAGGATTTCAAGATTCTAAAAATATCTCTGGAAGATTAAGATCCGGTTATGAATTGGTGAGAGCCGATGAATATAAAGATCAAGATTATCCTGTAGTCACTGAAGGAAAATACAAGGGGATTATCGGGGTTGGTGGCCTTGTACTCGCAAGGGTACCCGAAGAAATTGCGAAGTCTCGGACTGAATATTTTGCTAAACAAGCAGAAGGTCAGAACGAAGCGGTTGAAAACGATTTAATGAGGGAAGAGCATAAGAGTATGCCTATCAATGTTGACAGGCAGTCTCGCGTAACCTTCGGTGGTACAAAGAAAAGTTAATTTTTTAACTATTCCTACTCATCGATTTAAATTAACCCGTTTACATTTATGTAAACACTAAGGAGTAAAACATGGCTAATAGAAACTCAGCCGGTTTTGGGTTTAGACCAAGTGGAACGTTAGGTAATACACCTGCGACTCAAGGTCTATCTCAGTACTGGATTGATTCTGCAGCAACAGTTGATCTTTTTAACGGCATGGCGATGAAATCGACAGGCGGTTATATGATTACTGGTGAAAGCGCCGACACCGTTACAACGGTAGGTGTTCTGTACGGAATCTACTATACAGCAGCTTCTACTAATAAACCCACTTGGGCGCATTGGTACGATGCAACAATTACTCCAGCAAACAGTGAAGACACACAAGCGTTTGTTAATGATTATCCTTTTCAGAAGTATACTATAGCTTCAGATGATGTAGTAGCTAGTTCAGTTCCTGCAGCTCACGTGAAGTTTATGGAAACTTTCTCCGTGTATGCAAATACAGGTGGAAGTACTTCAACAGGTAAATCATCAACAACTCTTGACATCGCGGCAACACATGCAACAACACACTCTTGGAGATTATTAAGAAGTGCTGAGGAAGTTGAAAACAACGACCTTACAGCAGCTTATTGTTCTCTAGAAGTTGTTTCTAACTTGTCCGAATTTGTCGGATCTGGAACTTAGGAGCATAATAACATGGCAATATCACGAGCACAGCTAGTGAAAGAACTAGAACCAGGTTTAAATGCACTATTTGGCCTGGAGTACAAACAGTATGAAAATCAGCACGCTGAAATTTATACAACAGAATCATCTGACAGAGCTTTCGAAGAGGAAGTAATGTTAAGTGGTTTTGCAAACGCAAACGTTAAAGTGGAAGGATCTGGTATTTCTTACGATGAAGCACAAGAAACTTACACTGCACGTTACACACACGACACAATTGCTTTAGCTTTTTCAATCACTGAAGAAGCGATTGAAGATAATTTGTATGACAGACTCGCGTCTAGATATACAAAAGCTTTAGCAAGATCTATGTCTAATGCGAAACAAGTAAAAGCAGTAACACCTTTGATTCAAGGTCTTCCTTCAACGGATAATTTTGATTCTGGTGATGCTGTATCTTTGTTCTCAACTAATCACACAACGGTTAGTGGAACAGCAGTTAAAAATACTTTAACAACGCAAGCAGACTTAAACGAAACATCATTAGAGCAAGGCTTAATTGACATTGCTGGAATGACAGATGAACGTGGAATAAGAGTCGCAGCAAGAGGAATGAAAATGGTTATTCCTTCAGCTAATCAGTTCAATGCTGAGAGATTGATGAAATCTCCAGGCAGAACTGGAACAGCAGATAATGATATCAACGCTGTAGCATCAATGGGAATGGTTCCTCAAGGTTATAGAGTGAACAATTTCTTAACTGATACAGATAGTTGGTACATCATTACTGATGTCCCTAACGGTATGAAAATGTTCCAAAGAGCAGCTTTAAAAACTGCTATGGAAGGTGATTTCGATACTGGCAACGTTAGATACAAAGCTAGAGAAAGATACTCGTTTGGAGTATCCGACTATAGAGGTATCTTCGGTGTAGAGGGTGCGTAATCCAAAATAAATTTGTGGCGGGACATAGTTCCGCCACATTTTGCAAGTAAGGTAAGAAATGCTTAAAAAACTCCTAGTACAGATATGGGCTTACGATCATCACGCTAAATTTGAAGTTTTAGCGGGGGATAATCGTGAATCTATTGAACAATCTATCCTTGACAAATTAGGAGATAAGAGTATAAAGTGGGAATCAACGGGAATGTTTAGAGACACTCCCCGTAGAATAACCTATGAGGAGGTTAGTAATGACCGAAGACCTATACAAACAAAAGAGGTCCTTGGAGTTAGGGTGGCAATATGAGTATAATCAACACGGAAAATATACTCTTAATATGGTCGAAATTGATGAGAAAGTTAAAAGTATCATCACTCAGATCAAAGCTGAAGAGTTCAAAATTGCTGATAGAGAAAACAAAATCAGTGATTCAGCTGCCCAAGTTTCTGTGGCAACTTAGATAAACGCCACATCGCTGAAAACGTACTTTTATGCAGGGATCTCTTGCACTCTATTTAAAAATAACATATAAATTTACCACTATACAAAATTTAAAAAAATTAAATGTAGACGCGTATAGTCGACATCCCCTAGGGACTACATTTATTATATTCTAGGAGGAATATTAATATGGCTAACACAACTTTTAATGGTCCGGTAAGAGCAGAACAGGGATTTAAACAAATCACTAAAAATGCAACTACTGGTGCTATTACAGACAATACAACAATCGACTCAAGCGGAAATCTTTCCGTTGGTGGAACAACTGTTTTATCTTCATCACTTAATGGTATCTCAGATTTTTTTAATGAAGGAGTTAACACAGTACCTTTAGGATTAAATCCTACATGGTCTCTTAACTTTGGTAAACCCGATCAAGGTACTATTGCAAACGTAGATGATCTTCTTACAAACCCTAACACAGCATTGAGATTATCAATGGCTTTAGAAAAAGTAGCAAATCAATCTGCTGTTCTTACAGCAGCACAAACAGGTGCTATTTTTGGTGGAACAGGTGTAGTAGGAACTGATTTTGCAATCGCAGCTGGAGCTACAAATATTGCAGCTAACCAATCAGTTGTAAGATACACAGGTAATGTTGGTGCAACACTAGCATTAACAGCATCAACTACTGATCTAGCTTCTGACACTCATAAAAGTTTAATTATTTTTACTGACAATGTAATCGCTGCTTCTGCAGTTCTTACTTTACAAGTACAGACAAATAATGAACTTGATGCTTCTTCTTTTGAAGCATTTGTTACAGGCGCTGGAACTAACGTACTAGAACGTGAAGCAGGAACTACAGATGCACATGCTAAGATTATCTTAACAGCATCTGCTGCAGAAACGACTATCAAAGCTGGATCTTACATTTATTTTGAAGCTGCTGCTGACACAGACAGTATGGCTGTAAAAATGATGATTAGAACTACTGGTGGAACTATCGCAGTTACAACAGCTAATAACTAATAACTAATTAGAGTGGGGCTTCGGCCCCATTCAGTAATCTTGATTAAGGAGGGATTATGGCAGACACAGTAACAGGACCAACTATCATGCAAGAAAATGATGTTAGAGTGGTTATTAAATACGTAAATGAATCAGACGGAGATGGCGGATCAACAGTTTTTGGAGATGTGTCAGCAATGGCTAACAATGCAAATGGTGCATCTTGTTTACACTTAGTATTACAAAGAGTATGGTTTTCAGCTGATACTGGAAATGGTGGAGATTCTTTTATTCGTATGGATGAAGAAGATAACAATGGTGATATACCTATTATTGGTTTAACAGGATCAGGTTATTGGGATTTTAGAGAATTTGGTGGATTAAAAACTGACAAATCAGCTAACAGTAATCAAAGTGATGTTAACCTTGTAGTTGCAGGTGCCGCAGATGCGGGTAACATGTATACGGTAATAGCAGAATTTAAAAAATTATATTAGGAGGTAGCTTATGGCCAATACAACATCTGGCACAGTTACTTTCGATAAAACTTTTGCTGTAGATGAAATAATAACAGAAGCTTATGAACGAATAGGTTTACAATCTGTTTCTGGTTATCAATTAAAAACTGCAAGAAGATCTTTAAACATTCTTTTTCAAGAATGGGGTAATAGAGGTGTACATTACTGGGAAGTTAGTGAGACAGATATTAATCTTGTTGAAGGTCAATCTGAATATATATTTTTTAGAGCAACTTCTGATGGTACAAGTGCTGTAACAACTCCTGCTGATACTTATGGTGTAGCAGATGTTCTTGAA